CAGTGTCTAGTGCATTAATGTCGTGGAATGCAAATGGAACATCTAACTGAAGATGATTTATGTCAATACCGTTGTCAGTATAATACTTATTAAAAACCTTAGATAATTCTAGTGCTTCGTTATCAATATCAATCAAATCCATATGCTTTACTTTGATATTCTCACAGATGAGAGGCACAAGAGGAAACCCCAACCAAGAATTTAATACAATAATATTGTATTCTTTGTCTGGGTCTAACTGTTTTACAAGTTCTTCCATTAACCAAACAGCAGCATCCATTGTGTTTGGGTTCATGGACTTTCTAAAGTCATCATGTTTGTGAGGCATTTCATGCTCAATCTTATCAAGCGCCATACCCCAATACCTGAAACTAGTCAGGAAGTTTAATCTTAACATCTTCTGGTCTCCCCATTGAATCGTATAAACATATGAATGGTGTTTCTCTGTATTTAAATTGTTCTATATCATTTGGATATTGATACCCGTAGTTATAACTGTACACCCAACCACTAGGAAAGTGTCCTATATGATCGTGACTAAACTTGTTGTAAAATAAATTGTCTAGCCCTCTAAAATAGAAAAACATTTGACTGGGGTAATCTTCAGTCATCTTATTGAATCTTTTCATTTCTTCTGATTCAGTTAGCCCATCGTTCCATCTTAATATACTAGAATTTAGATTAGTATATTTGTGTGGTATATGCTCAGTATCTTTTTTCATTTTTTCAAGATTATGCCATTCAGTCTTAACAAATAATAATTTATTATCACATGGATAATCAATAAATCTATCTAGATTTCTTTGTATCTTAATATCTAAATCAAGAAAAAGTTTTTCTCCTTTCTGTGTGACTACATCAGTACGAAACAGATATAGTTTATTCCACCATTTTTGATAATAGTTAGATAGAGGAATATCAATAATATTAATATCAGAAGATATACCAAAAGAATTTTCTGTTATGCAATGAAATTGAAAATCAATTGTCAGCTTAGATAAACAATCTAAGTAAACAGCATTAACATGAGAGCTAGAATACTTATTGCCCCATTTAACTGTATAGATGTGTATCATTTCCAATGCGCCAATAAGTTAGGGTCTGCTAAATCATCTTGTTTTGTATGCCCTCTACTCTTATCTTTAAATGGTAACAAGTCAATGTTGAATACACAGAGTATAGCACCCGGACGATAAGTGTCTACTCTCAGGTCATCCTCATCCCACGAACGGCCTCTGTTATATGAGTATGCCATCCAACTTGGAAAATGTCCCCATAGTTTTTCTTTGCTAAAATCTCCCCACCGCCAGCTGTGATAATTATCAGTACCGTCAGTAAATGTGAACCATATCTGTTCTTGATGTTTTAATACATCTTCCCATATACATTCACATTGGTCATCCGACCACACTTGACAAGATCCATTTGTGTATGCACCGTGAGCAAGTTTAAAGTTTCTACTTTTCATTGGACGAGGATCTTGCCACCAACTTCTGAGTTTTGTTGGCCTATCTAAGTCGTGTGTAATGATAGGGCCCATATCATTTTGTATTATAACATCTAAGTCTAAGAAAACGAAACGCCCCGTAGGCTTATCGTCAGCGAAGTTATGAGTATTAAAAACAAAAGTTTTAGGACGATCCCAGCAGCGAGCCATTCCATACTTGAAATTATCAGAACCAAACCAATACTTAGGATGAATATTAGGAATGTCAGGAAAGTCAATAACTTTAATCCCAGGATCAAGGCCTTCAGGAAGATCCGTGTAACAGTAAAAATGAAAGTCAAATATGCTAGCATCAGTATTACGTTTAGCCATTGAATATAATTTATTGACAAAATGTGGTCCATATTTTGTTCCCCATTTACAGCAGATATAATTTACGCGCATCTCCATAACCTCAACAGTTCTTTATCTTTCAACCCCTCTAATTTAATTTGTTTTTTTACTCCAGGGTCAGGTGTGTTGTCTACATTAAATAAACAAATTTTAGGGTCAGGCCTATACATATGTTTTTTCATATCACTAGGATATTTCATTCCTCTGTTATAATTGTATACCCAATCATAAGGAATATTTTTCCAAAAATCTCGCTGTCTCCAATAATGATAGTTATCAGATCCTTTATAAAAGGTAGTAAAGACCATTTCTTCTTCCATAATAACATCATAGTATATGTGCTTAGTTTGTTCATCATCCCAAAGCATCATACTAGAATTGTAAAAAGTTCCTCGCATTTCAAAAAATAATCTTTCATGTTTTTGTTTTACTGGTTGCCACTGTACATGAATGATTCTTGGTTTTTTAGCAAGTTCGTCTATTTGATCTATATTGTTTTGAATGATTATATCGAGGTCAAAGTAACACCATTTTCCCTCATGCCCTAGCCACTCCTTAGAATTAAATACAAGAAACTTTGATCTGTCCCAGCAATATTTCTCTTTGCCGAACCAATAGTTGGGGTGAAGTAGCCCGTCATCAGGTATAGGGTGTGTATCACATTTAAGACCTTCTATGTCATCTGTATAACACGTAAAGGTAAAAGGCCCTGTATAGTTTTTCTCAACCATACGATATAAATTATTTACATAATCTGGGGTGTATTTACTTCCCCATTTTATACATACGAAGTTCATCATAATACTCTTGTTTTATATGTGGGAACCTATCTTGACCGTTTAATAAAGCTATTGTATATTCTGGTTTTAATTTAGATTTTTTTTCTGCTTGGTCAGCTAGTTCTCCGCCCCACATATAGGAATAAATCTCACCCTTAGGCCAGTGTTCAAATGTAAACTCCTCGTGAAAAAGAAATCTATCATCTCCTGCATATTTTACCATATAATAATCTTGTTCTTTTAACCATTTTTCGTAAATATAAGTAGCGTCTTCCCACAACATGACACTTGAATTAAAATTACTTAAATAATTATAAGACCAGCGATTATCTTTATGATAAGGAAATTCTAATGGTTTCCAATAAGTATAACAAATTACGGGGTGCTTGTCAAGATAATTAAACAAATGATCCAAATCTTTTTGGATGGAGACATCTAAATCCAGATATAAGATTTTACCTAGATTGTTAAGTTGAAATAACTTCACTTTCTCCCAATGGCCGTCTGGTTCATGGTCAATAGAAATTGTATAAATATTCGGATGTAATCCTTTAGGATTGTCGGTCACGCACACATAATTATATTTGCCGTTGGTGTCGAGGTATATACGGTTTACATCATCTGACGTATATTTGTCACCATATTTTAAGGTCAAAATAGTTTTCATTACAAGTCCAAAATGTTATAAATAAGTAGAACACACTAATACTTATAAGATATTTATATGGCTACAGTAAACAATATTGTAATAGATCAAGGAACGACCTTTAGCTTTACTTTCAGCTTGGATAATGCTGACGGCACTAATAAAGATCTTACTGACTATACTGTAAATGCTCAAATAAGAAAAAGTTATTATACGTCTACTAAGGTTGATTTTACTACAGCAAAAGTAGATGCAACTGGTGAGATTACTCTAAGTCTAACAGCGGCAGAGACTTCGACCTTGAAAGCTGGTAGATATGTATATGATATTGAAATTGTTAGCAGTAGCGAAACGATTAGAGTATTAGAGGGCATTATAACTGTAACCCCTGAGGTAACTCGATAATGGCTGTCAAAGTAACTTTAGCTAGCTCAAGTTCTAGCACAAGAATCCCTAAAGTAGTAACATCTTCTTCTAGGGTACAAACTGCAACAACACTTGAAGGTTTGGCAAATGTTGATCTAGCAGGAGCCGAAGATGGTTATACATTTACATTTGATGCAGACACAAACAAATGGGTTGCTACTCCGGTATCTGGGTTGGCAATAGATTCAAACAATATTACAACACTAGATGGCGGCACTTTTTAATAATAACAATTAGTTTTTTTAAACCCAAAAACGAGGAAATAACATGGCAACAGTCATTCAAATTAAACGCTCTTCAGGCTCAACTGCTCCAACTACGGCAGCTCTTGCAGAAGGCGAATTAGCATATGCACAGGACCAGAGTGGTTCAGGCGCGGCCGCTAAACTTTACATTGAGTCTCTTGGCTCAGACGGTAGCACTCCGGAAATTCACGCAATTGGTGGTAAGTTTTACACTGATGCAATTGACGCAGCTACTGACTCAAACACAGCAAGCGCTATTGTAGAACGTGACGCTTCTGGTGACTTCAGTGCAGGAACTATCACTGCTAGCCTTACTGGTGATGTAACTGGTGACGTAACCGGTGATGTAACTGGTAACGCAGACACTGCTACAGCACTGGCAACAGGACGTACAATATCTATCTCAGGTGACTTGACTTATACTTCATCTTCTTTTGATGGTACTGGCAACGTAACTGCTGCAGGTACTCTTGCAACTGTAAACAGCAACGTAGGTTCATTTGGTTCTACTACTAATGTTCCTGTTGTAACAGTAAACGCAAAAGGCCTTGTAACTGCTGTCACTACAGCGTCAATCGCTACTTCATTTGATGTTGCAGCTGATACTGGTACTACTGATACTGTAGCTGGTGGTGAAACACTTACTTTTGCTGGCGGCACTGGTGTAGATACTACTGTTTCTAATAACA